CACCCCCTTGTCATTGCGAGGCGAAGCTGAAGCAATCTCAAGGGGAATAGGAGAAATATATGGAAGAAATTGAGGAAACACAAGAAATCCAGGAAACCACTAACGAGGTTTCCACCCCCGAGGACTTGGAGGCTATCACGGCCCAGCTCGAGGAGGAAAAGAAGGCTGAGGCATCATTAGCCGAGAAGGACGCCCGCATCGCCGAGCTGCAAGCCGAAGGCGAAGCATTGCGAGCGGAGCGAAGCAATCTCCTGGCCTCGCTAAGCGAAGCCAAGCAGGGAAGCGAAGCGACCGCTGCCGAGCTCGGCCAGGTTAAGGAAGCCAACGCCCAGGCCATTGCCAAATACCTCGATGCCGTCAGGGCTGCTAATCCCACCATTCCCCGCGACATCATCGCTGGAGAGTCTATCGAGGAGATAGACGCCTCGGTCGAGAAAGCCAAAGCCATCGCCGACGCCGTCAGGGCCAACCTCGAAGCCCAGGCTAAGGAGGCCCGAGTCCCCGCGGGAGCACCAACCAGGGGCACCATCAGCCTTGAGGGACTATCCCCCAGGGAGAAGATCGCCGCTGGAATAATGTCATTGCGAGGAACGCAGTGACGAAGCAATCTCAAAAAGGAGGAACTAGCTAATGAGCATATCTTTAGACGAAGCAAGTAAGCTCTCGACCGATATCCTGCTTAAAGGAATCATCGAGACCATCATCCAGGACAGTCCCATCCTTCAGGAGCTGCCCTTCATCCAGATCGTCGGCAATAGTCTCAAATACAACCGGGAGAAGGAGCTCCCCCAGATGGCATGGTATGCGCCCGTTACCAGCAACTGGACTACCACCGCCCCCAAGTTCGAACAGGTTACCGCTGCCCTCACCATCCTGGGCAGGGATGCCGATGTCGATAACTTCCTTAAGGCTACCCGCTCTAACGTCCAGGACCTCGAGGCTGCCGTCATCGAGCAGGTGGCTAAGGCACTCAGGTACGAGTTCGAGAACGCCTTCATAAACGGCGACCCCAACGTCGTCACCAATCAGTTCACCGGCCTCTATGCCACCCTTAAGGGCACAGCCTGGCAGGCCAGTACTGCCTATTCCCTAGGAGACATCGTAGTCCCCACCACTGGCAAGGAGAACGGCTACCGCTATGAGTGTACCACCGCTGGTACTTCTGGCAGTAGCGAGCCTACGTGGCCCACCACAGTGGGGGCAACCAAGACCGATGGCACCGTTACCTGGACCTGTATCTTCGGCAACCATCTCGGCTCAGGCACGAACGGCGGCGTTCTGACCCTCTCTAAGCTCGATCAGCTCATTGATTTCGTCAGAGGTGGTAAGCCTCATATGCTGTTAATGAGCAAGAGAAGCCGCCGGAAGATACAGGACCTGGCCAGAGCCGCCGGTACCAACCTTGGAATCGGCACCGGTAAGCTCGGAGAGACCCTTCAGCTCTATAACGGCATTCCTGTCCATGTCAACGACTGGGTCAAGGATGATTACACCGTGGGCACGTCCAGCGATTGCTCGGTCATCTTCGCCTTCCAGATGGGAGAGGGAGCTGTCTGTGGCCTTACCAGTCCCGAGATGATCCAGGTTGAGCGTCTCGGCTCCCTCGAGACCAAGGACGCCACCAGGACCAGGGTCAAGTGGTATGTATCACTTGCCCTCTTTTCCGTAGTCAACTGCGTCATGCTGACAGGAGTAAGAGACTGATGTTGAAGTGCCGTGGCACTCGCCACGCCACCGTTTCACCTCCTTTCAGGCTTAAGAGGGAGGGGGTCGAAGCCTCCCCCTCCCTCCCAATCCCCCTCTTAAGATAAGAGGGGCCAGGGGAGTTATGACATGAACCTAACCGAAATGAGAGCTCGGGTTCGAGAGGACCTCCAGGACACCGATAGCCAGAATTACCGCTGGACGGACGCCGAGGTCGACGGCGCCATTGGCAGGGTTGTCACGGAGTACTCCCTCCACGCCCCCATTGAGCAGCAGGATGATATCGCCACCACCGACGGCGATACCGAGCTCGATATCTCTACTCTGTCAGGCCTGCTCGAAGTCGAGTCCGTCGAGTTCCCCATCGGCTACACGCCTAAATACCTCCAGAGGACCGAGTATTGGGCCGGCAAGCTTTACATAGAGAACGAAGGCGATGGAGAAGACGCCAGGGTAAGGTGGCTTAAGAAACACACTCTCACCGCTGAGTCTACTACCATCCCCGCCGAGCACGAGGAGATTATCGTCCTCGGCGCTACCGGCTACTTAGCCATGTCAGCCTCGGCCTACGCGGTGGACAGGGCCAGCATCGCCGGCCGCCACGCCACCATCAACTACAAGGCCTGGGGTAAGGAACGCCTCGGCCGCTACGACAAGAAGCTCAAGGCCATAAGCCGCACCAGCCGAGTAACCCAGAGGCAGCTCTACACCGGTGAATAAACCAAAGTTCCCCTCTTCACATAAGAAGGGCGAGATGAATAACCAAAATTCCCCCTCTTAAGATAAGAGGGGCCAGGGGAGTTATGATAGAAGTCGGCATCCTCAAAAACTTCGACAGCGGTACCTATAAGGCCGGCGTCCAGCTCGCAGGGTCCCTCACGACATACTTCGACGACATCAGCGTGGCCAAAAACATCCCATCATCAGCCCTGGTCGTCGGCAACTATGTCATCGTGGCCATTCCCCAGGGCAACCCCAGGGACGCCTGCGTCATCGCCACCTGGCCCCAGGGCAGCCCCGGCGGTACCTTCCTCGCTTTATCCGATACACCCTCCAGCTACTCAGGGCAAGCTAAGAAGACTCTGAGAGTTAATTTTGCTGGAAATGCGATTGAGTTTGGGGTAAATGCTGATTTAATTGCTGTACTTAATAAATCATGGTGGTATGAGAACTTCGCTTCTCAAGATGCCTGGGCTAGCTATATCGGTGGCAGCGGGGGCTACACCAGGTCGCTATTCGATTTAGTCCTGAAGACAGGGGCAACAAATGGCTCATACTCAGGTTTTTGGGCCAAGGCTGCCTTTAACCACCCCCATTGGTTAGCTACGTGGCACTACGCTCGTATCCGAGTTCAAAGTGACCCTGCAAACTCCATTTTTCGTGTTTACTGGGTGAGAACCACTGAGTCTATCCCTCCCAGCGATGTCGCCAATATGGGAGGGTTCAGAATCATTAACGGTCGCATCTGGGCTATTAATGCTAATGGCACAGCTGCCACTCAAACAGATACTGGAATAGACCTGGCGAACGGCTCATTTGCCGACTTAGAACTTTTGGGCACTGGAACAGCTATCCAGTTTTACGTCAATGGCAACCTTGTGGCAACCCATACTACAAATCTTCCAGCTTCCTGGTATTACGGCTGTTACCTGGAAGCGAAGAACACGGCAGCAGCAGACAAACAACTGCGAGTTATAAGAGCGGCGTACAAAGACTAAAGGAGGTGAATCATGCCCAAATCGAAAGTGAAAGAGGCGGTAGAAAGAGAAATAACCAAAGAAGGACTCCCCAAAGAAGCCTTCGCCATCGTCGGCGACCCCCAGGATCCTGAGACTTGGAAGCTCCCCCACCACACCAAAGCCATCTTCCGGGCTCTCCAGGGCCGGCTCGATATCGAGAAGACCGTGGACTGGGACCGCATGCCGGCAGCCGTCGCTGCCCTCAGCCCGGGCGGTTATCGAGGCCAGCAGGTCGACGCTAGCCGTGAGGAAAAGGTTAAGGCCGCCCGTCACCTGGCAAATCATTACCGTAAGGCTGACAAAGATGTCCCCGACGCGCTGAGAGCCCTGATTTAGCATAAAAGCTTGCGGGAAAAGTAAAATCACGGAAAAACAAAGATAGGGGCTTTCTTGAGCCTCTCAGGGCGTTCCTAATGCCATCCTGAGCGAAGCGAGGGAACTAAAATGAACAACCCAATTGTGGAGATATTCCGGGGGGCCACCAGACCCATTGTTACCGTCATTTTCGCCGCCGTCATTGCCCAGATCGTCGTCGAGAAAATAACTGCCCCGCAGTGGTTCATCGGCCTGGCCATCCCCTGTATTCTCTGGTGGTTCGGCGAGCGGATGGTCCAGCATATCAAAGAGAAGAAAGAGGACTGATGGAGTTCCTGAAAGGCATCGGCTTTTCCACCTTTCTGAGCACTTATGCTGAGTGGCACGCCTTCGTCATCGGCTTTTGCGAGGTCCTTTGCCCCTGGCCTCCCCGGCACAAGTCCATGCACAAGGAGCTCCGGAAGCAAATCACCTCCGAGTACCACTACTACATGTTCGGCCGAGGCATCGGCGTCGTCGCCTGGCTCATCATCGCCAAAATTATCCAGGAGGCCTTCTGGTAAAACCAAAATTTAAAATGCAAAAAGTGAAAACACACGGCAAAAATCAAAAGTTTTCCATTTTGAACTGTCATTTTGATTTTTTATCTTTGATGTTTGAATTATGAGAAATCTCTCCA